GTGCCAGCATTGGAGTTACGAAGAATCTGACAATGTTAGCCACCTTCAGTACAACCACGAATCCTGAGGATTTCAAGGCATGGCTGTTCAAGCGTGGGGGCGTGGAGTCGTGTTTTAGCATTGCCGAGATTCTATTGCCTATTTACACGGCGGTCTATGTAAATGGTGGAATTGTCGGCTACACACGAAATCCTCTAGCACTCACAGAACTTCTTAAACTCTTCAAGAGAGCAGGTGTCCTCCCTGCCTTCTCTTCAGTTGGATTCAGTCACCGTGAACGCCGTGTATTTGTCTATCTAGATGATGGTCGTCCCATGCGGCCTCTCATACATATCAAGAAGGATGGCTCTTACAGCATAGATATGCTCAAGGAGCATGACATCACATGGACACAACTAGTCGTCGGCAAGACTGCAAAACGCAGCCTCGACCAGACTGGATTCAATGATCCACTTGATAAAGAGAAGACACCGACCTTTGAAGACTATGTGAAGTTGCTCACACCTCTACAAGGTGCAATTGAGTATGTAGATCCTTATGAGCAAAACGAAGCGTATATTGCAACCTTTCCCTCCTATATCAAGGCGGGTGAAACCTCACACTTAGAAATCCACCCGTCGACGATTCTGAGTCTGATGACCAGTATCATTCCGTTCGCGAATCACAATCAGTCGCCGCGTAATCAACTGGGCGACAGCCAGAGCAAACAGGGTCTCTCCATGTATGCGACAAACTTTCAGAATCGCTATGACAATACGGCGAATATTCTCTGCTATGGCGAGGCTCCGCTGGTTCGTACACTCTACTACGATTACTATGGCGATGGTCAAATGTCATACGGAACGAATATTGTTCTCGCAATTGCATCGTACACTGGATACAATCAGGATGACGGTATTCTAGTAAATAAGACGGCCATTGAGCGTGGTCTGTTTCGCAGTATTACTTTCCGTTGTTATGAGGCCTTTGAAGAAGATGACCCTTTGGCCAAGACAAAGACGCGCATTGCGCATCCGAAGTCTGTACCGAACTGGACCAATCTGAAGTCAGGCCTCGATTATACAAAACTTGATGACCGCGGAATTATCCGTGTTGGTGAACTGACTACTTCGGATACGGTCTTGGTGAGTCGGTATGTCCGCACAGAGACGGGTGAAATGAATGATGCATCGGTCACACCGCAAGTCTGGACTCGTGGGCGTGTAGAATCCATTATTGTTACGGTCAATAATGCTGGTCTCCAACTGATTAAGATTCGCATTACACAGGACAGAATTCCTGAACTTGGAGACAAATTCTCCAATCGCCACGGTCAGAAGGGTACAATTGGTATGCTTCTCGAGGGTCAGGATATGCCTCGCACAGCAGATGGTCTGGTTCCTGATATGATGATGAACCCGCATGCGATTCCGAGTCGTATGACGATTGCACAACTTCTGGAGATGATTTTTGGAAAACTCGCTGCGACTGCTGGGTCAATTGGTGACGGCACAATCTTCATGAATGAAGGTGATCCGTCAGGTGATATTGGCAAGGAACTCATGAAGTATGGAATGGAGCCGAAGGGCAACCAGATTCTGTACAATGGTCAAACGGGCACCATGATAAACTCTGAAGTGTTCATTGGCAATGTCTTCAGTATGCGTCTAAAGCACATGGTGGAGGACAAGTGGAATGCTCGTGCTGCTGGACGCAAGGAGCAACGCACTCACCAACCTACAGGTGGTCGTGGAAACGAAGGTGGTCTTCGTATTGGTGAAATGGAACGCGATGCACTTATTGGTCATGGTATTATGGATTTTGTTCAGGATACCTATCTTAAGAGGTCAGATGGTACAGTTATCACAGTGTGTGACGGTTGCGGTACACAGCCAATTTACAATGAGTCGCGGAAAATCCAGATTTGCCCGTTATGCGATGGCCCTGTCAAGTTTACGGGCAATAAAGAGATTGTTGCGCCGGTAAAGCGGAGCATAGTGACATTCAGTAAGGTTCAGATTCCGTATGCATTTCAACTTGTGAATGATGAACTCCAGACATACATGAACATTGGAATGCGCTATATCACGGGCAAAAATGCGACCGTTCTACGCTTACCTGAAGGAACACCTCAGCCTGACCGTGAAAAGGCGATGGCACGTGCAGGTCAACCGATACCAACCTTTGTACCTGAGTTCGAGGAGGAGTCGGCTCCCGCGGAGCCTTCTAAGACACCGACGCCTACAACTGTCATTGATGTCGTAACAAAGGGAGCACCTTCAGTTGGAGTAGATTCTGCGGCGGCGGCCGCATCGGCAACAGCAACAGCAGTTGCGGCACTTGTCGATGGAATTCGGCAGAATACAGGCACCCGATTTGCATCAGCCGCGCCGACTCCTCAGATTACTCAGCAACAGGTTGGAGTTGTTCCTCTTGGTCCAGCAGTAAATATACTAAGTGCAACACCTGAAGAAGGAGTTGGTGAGTTTGAAGAACTTGCTCCTCTGCCTAGATCCAGGCCAGCGGTATCTTTTGCTGCCTCCCCCCAGCAGCAACAGCAGCAAACACAGCAACTTCTTCCTTCAGCACCGAATGTACTGCCAACAGGACAGATGCAACAACAAGTTACTCTACCTGGAGCTTTACAAGTGCAAGGGCAACAAGGTGGTGGTCAATTCATGCAGCCCATGACACTCCAAACAGTGACTCAAATGCCTAGTGTCCAAGTGTTCCATCCTTCCATGGCCCAAGTGCCTCCTACAATTGTTGTCGATGGCATGGATGGATTTGCACCTCCCGAGCAGACAGGTGGTCGTCGCAGGGCTCAGAGTCCCGCACCTCAACAACCGAGGTCCTTCTCCTCTTCAAATAATGGCCAGAAAGAACAAGTCACCTCGGCGACTCGTATAACAATACAGAAACTAGGGTAAAATTTGAGCCTAAATTCTTTTAATTTGATTACTACAGAATGGACGAATATACACTACTTGATGTTCTTTATCGCTCTCGCGTCACGCTATTGAAAATGCTTGAAGCGAGGGGTTATGATACAAAGCCCTACAGTCGTTTTGGTCTTGAAGAGATTAAGATGATGCGCAGTAAGGGTGGCGCAGAAGCACTCGCGCTTCGCATGGACCTTACAAAGCCTGAACCGAGGGCTGGCGAGCCGAAGAACTGTATTGTCCTCTATACACCTCAATCGAAGAAACTCAAGCAGGGCGAACAGATGAAGACATTTATCAATGAGCGCGTCTTTGGTGAAGGAAAGGGTGACCTCGTTGTACCTGAGTCTCTTCGTGTGAAGGATAAGGAGAATACGGAAATCATTGTAATTCTTTCAGATGAGGTTGTATCTGAGCCGTTTCACGCCTTTGCTCTGAAGATGTGGCGCACAATGAAGTTGCGCCTCCGCTTCTTTCAGGCCGCCACAATTGTAAATGACCCATCAGGCTATGCAATTGTCCCGAAGCACAGAAAGATCTCTAAGGATGAATCTGAGAAGATTCTCCACGATCTCTATCTGAAGTCGGATGAAACGAAGCAGTTGCCGACTATCCGCTTTCATGAAGATATGCAGGCGCGCTGGCTAGGACTCGTTGAGAATGACATCGTTGAAATTACCCGTCCCAGTCCTTCCGCTGGCGAATATATCGTCTACCGTGTTTGCCTGCCTTAGGTAGATGGCAGAGACATTCTGCGCAGATTTTCGTAAAAACTATATTGGGCTTTTTCCATCAGGTACGACTGTTGTCTGTAGGGCCGATCAGCAATTGAAAAAAACAACTGAACTTTTTACTTTAATTTCAGATATTGGTTCGCATAACTCTGCAGCACAGGCACTTACCTCCACTGCAAATACGGTTGCTCCAACGCAGACACTCATTACAGATGCCCTCAAATTCTGTTGCACACTTGAAAAGAAAAAGGCCATTGAGACGCAACTTCGCCAGGCGCAGGAAGACAATACTGTTGCAGAGGCCCGTGTGGCAAGTGTACAGAATCCTGCAGGAGATGTCTCTCCGAAAGGCACCACATTTCCTTTTGGCAGGCCTCTCCGGTCTGATTCAGTACCTATTCTTCTCGCAGTAAGTCTCGCTTTTTTGATTCTTGCGATGGGACTTCTTCTAAATCTGAACTCAATTGAAATTGCCTATACAGCGCCCGGTGGTTTTCCGAATCTCTATCAACAACTCATCGAATCATGGAATGCAACTTCATGGATGATTATTGGGCTCACAGTTGCAGGATCAGCAGCAGTGGCAGGGGGTATTTTCTACTGGGTTTACAAGCAGCATCCTAACTGGATAAAGTAAACAGATACTAGATAGAGATGTCGGCGATGAACACAGTGTGTCCTGCCACAGTTACAAGCGCCACCTCAGTACCGAGTACTTACTTAGGTGGAACAGATACAGCGCCTGCCCTTATCAGTGGATTTCCGAATACGGCCGGCGCCTACACACCGTCAAGTGTGACAAATCCGACCTTTACAGTCAGAGCCTCTTCAGGCGATTCTACTCAACAACTCAATAAGACTGCTTATCTGTTCAGTATTCTCGATGGATTTGTGGCCACGGCTGTAAATGCTCGTTATGCCCCACCTGCATCAGGCTACTGGGCCTCTACACAGAGCCAGAGTCTCACGGCGAAGAATAAGATTCAGGATATCTACACTTCATTCACAACAACGAATGTTCCTGGACAGAGTTATAAGATTATTAATCCAAATGCCATGCTTAAGAATACAATCACGGGCCAGGCGGCAGATGCTACAAACTCCGTCTCCTATGATCTCCTCTACAGTCTCCAATACGAATTCTGCTTCTGGGTCAAGGTCTATTCCGTCCTGCTCGGTGATTATGTCACCATCCAGAATAAAGTCACAAGCACAACTGGATTTACGCCAACTGCACAGACGGAACTCCAGCGTAAGATTATCAATCTTCTGAATGCTGTAAATCTCCGCCTCAGTGATTTAACAGAGATTTCCAACTATGTTGCGCAGCAGCAGTCGGCCTCACTCGCTACTATGAACACCAATGTGAATCAGTTTTTAACAAATATTCAGGCAAATACACAGACTCTTGTTACAAATAGCCAACAATTGTCAGGTTCTGATGCCAACTCAATTCTCCGGAAACGGATGCTTGAGTTCTCTGAGGAGAAGAATAACTATGCAAATCAATTGCTCACTCTTTATGGTGCTGCCAACTTTATTGCCCTTGGCCTGCTCTTTTACATTTATAGAAGCTAAGTAGATGGACGCGGCTCTTAACACGGTCTTTGGTCAAATGAGCCCAACTGATAGGGCTACCTATCTTGCAGGACAGGCAAGTACTCTTCAATCAACCCTCACAGGACAATTTGCAGATTCATTTGGCCAGTCCCTTTCTAATACGCAGAACACTGCGCGTAACTTTGATATCATGACAAACTATACAACTCAGTCAAAAAATCTGAATACAGTTGTGTCCGATCTTGCGGGTACACAGGACTTCAATCTTTCGACTGCGAAGCGTAACAGTGATACTGCCCAGCGCAACCAGGAGATTAAGGAGTGGTACTACAACAATAAACTTGATACACTCTTTGTCTTTCAACTGATGTTTATCAGTCTCTGTGTTCTTGCAGCGATCGCTTTTGCTGCTAAGATGGGATTCATTAGCAATACGCTTGTAGGAATTCTCATTGGATTTGAAGTGGTGATCATGATTCTACTGATTTCAAATCGTGCCATTTATACGGATAAAGTTCGTAATAAGCGCTACTGGAACAAGCGTATCTATGGTGTCGTTGGGTCTCCTCTTCCCGGCGGTATTCAGAAGTGTAAGTAGAGATGGATGTGTCCACACTTAAATCACAATCCAGTTTACTTCAAAGTTTAACAGTAAACTCTGAACTAAACAGACTCGTTGAAAAGCAGGGATCCTATGAGGCACTAATGACAAAGGTTCACCAACTGAAAAAAAATACGGCGACTCTCAATCGTGAATTTGATGAACGATTCAAGGAGACTGAGGGACTCTATAAACTCCCCTTTTTCGGAACGAATCAGGATATTCTTCTGCTCGGATTCTACTTCTCGTATCTGTTTTTAATCATTGTTATGCTGGTCGTCTATTACAAAAATACACAGTCATGGCAAAATACTCTGTATGGTGCAGTTGGCTCCATCTTTGCTCTTATGATTATATCAGGTCTATTGTTTCGACTAGCCTGATGAGTGTTCGCGTTCATGCTCCGCGAAACTCTCATCATCATCAAATGCCACAATCCCTACAAAGTTTCGATTTTCAAGCGGTGCTCCGAACTCGTCTACTAGACGCTTTCGCAACTCCTCCACAGTCAACTTCTTACCGATGCCACCCTGCTGCTCCGTCCAGACTCTGTACGCCTTCCAGATGAGTTTGATGTCCGTACGAGCACCGACCTCCTTGCGGATGCGAGTGTTACGGAACTTTGCGTAAGTATCAAAGCGCTCCTTGTACTCAGAGGATGCATCCTTGATAATCTTTGGCTCCCTGATTCCATTTTTAGCATAAATTTCGGTGTAGTACTTGACCAGCAGGCCAAGAAACGCCTCCCGCCACAGAAACACCTTGGTATCAATACTTGTGTCCTTGCGATGGAAGTTCGGCTCACCTGCCATAAACTTCTCCCAGCCGATATCATTCTCGTCTACGAATGTCGATGGATGCGGAATCACACGGATACGACGCCATGTACCACGATCCATAGCATGAATCGGTGGCAGATTGTTACAGAGCATGAAGAGTTTACCACACACTTTGAACTTCTCCTGGTCGGAGAAAAGGCCACGGGCCTCCACCAAGTCCTCTCCACTGAACTGCTTCATGCGGCTGGTATTCAAAGGTTCATTCTCATCCGGCTCATTCAGATAGATGAATCGCCTGTTTTTGATGGACATAATATCAGGATTGGCTGCACC